CCTTTAGAAAAATTCTTTCTGATTGCTTGCAATCTGATTTTACCAAACAATCTTTGGGAATAGTCCAACTTATCGAATATGGTTTGTAAAGTAACAAGACCAGCCCCTTGTCTAAGCATGGCCAAAATTCCACTCTTATCATCCGTTGCTGCGCCCAATAGTTCTTCATTTACACCCGAAATTTTAGTAATATCTTCAGCCAAACTATTTGACAACTCAAGTAAAGACTGAGGAATAGCCACAGGCTCAATTCTTTGAATTTCATTAGGTAATCTTCCTGACTTTAAAGGAATTAAGAATCCATCGCCTCCGCTTGTTTGTCTAAAACACTTTGGATCTGAGACAACATCTACAGGATAAATCCAACCAGCATTAAGGCTCGATTGGAGTAACTGCAATTCTATAACCTTTCGCATATTATAAAGGAATTGCGAGTCTCGAAGATTTCTTATTATACCTTGTTTACGCCAAGCATATGCTTGAATGTCTTGATCTATATAGCATTGTGTTGGAACGAATGGATATGCATCTATTCCTAGTAAATTCTTTCCATGATAAACAGTCTTTCCTGATAAGCTTATCACAAGCTTAACCGTTGGGATATCTACTTCTTTAACTTGAAGCCAAGGTTGTTGGTATAGCACACGCTCCATCATTCCTTCTTCTTCGGCTTCGTCTTCTTCCCATTCGGTCGCTTCTCCAGAATGAGGGTCGAGGATAATTTTCCCTTTCCGCGTCGAACGATAGTAGAATTCATCATAGGTGAAAAGATTGCTAATAGCAACGTTCTGTAATTCCGCTTGCATCGGGAATCTTCCATCTTTCATTCCCCCGACTTTCATTTTGTCTATCTCTTTCGAATAACCAGGAAGCAGAGTCTTTGCCATCTCCTTTGAAGTCCATCTTCTCCGCCATATCCCATTGCAGTCACTGAGATCCTGCTTCCTAGTGTATTGATCTATTAAATAATTATTATATGCTACACTATCGGTAAAAAGATCACCCGATATTGGATCAAATGTGTAGTCTGGATAAAGGTGCAATAAGGTCTCGCCTGTATCGCATGCACCCTCGAAAGCTTGAGAAAGATACTCTTGAAAGCCATCTCGATCATCGACCCATCTCATGACTTTATTGTAGTCATCAGCTAATTGATCGCCTTCGGGAAGAACTGGTATTGTAACTGTAGATTTTCTATTTTTTCTCTGATAACCGCATATCATATTGATATGTCTTCGTATCAAATTAAAAAAGAACTTTTGTGTGTTTTGGGAGTTTTGACCGTATACTTGATTGTATAGTTGCTGATCGCCTACTTTGAATCTTTTATCTATGGCACCTTGTAGCCAATAAGTGGAGTTAGTCGTGTAGTTGGACTGGTAGAACCAATCCATCATTTGCTTGAGCTCTTTGGATTGAACATCCGATGGATCAATATAACCTAGGCTATAATTACCTGACTCATAACTACCCATTAGAATACCCCACAGATATAGGGATATTCATAACATATTTAAAGTTTTAAGTTAACACAATAATGAATAATTTAGTTTAAAACCCTCCCATTCCACCATGAAGCATAGATCCCCACCCATCGTCATCGCTAAATACTCTTCTTCTTAATTGATCATAGCTAATGTTTTCATCAGGATGGCTGAACTCTGCTTGAGGAAATGCGGAACATACCGCATAACGTAATGCGTCGCAAATATGATCGTCTTTCTTTACTGGCTTATCTTCCCCTCTATCTGCTGCCTTAGAATCCCAAGCATAAGATTGAAGTTGTTCCCTAAGAATCGTGCAACCCTTTTGAATGACTATGTTTTTTCCGCCAATAAACTTTGAGCAGATTTTAATGCCAAGTAATACGTCATTATTCGCGTCCAAAACTGGAAGTTCTTTTTGTCTAAGTGCAATTTTGAGAGAGGCAGCCGCAGGATCAACGTAGATAGCAGATACGTTTTTATAACCAATAAAGTCTTTGATATCACGTACAAGTTCTTCATCCGTCTTTGACCTACCCTTTTTAGCTGAATCGTAGTAATACTCCGCTTCCACTCGTATTTGAGGCCATTTATTTGGAGTAATCGCGCATAATACAGCGGCCGTTGCATTAGTAGTCCCGTAGTCCACCCCAACGATATAATAATTTGGGGCAGGGAACGGATTTTCATACTCGTTTGTGTGATCGTAGCAATCGTAAATTGCTCCGTGAGCAAGTGCCCATTGACCAAGTATATATCTGTTGTACCACATACCCGAATATGAGGCCTTGAGCTGCTGTTTATATGCTTCATCTAATGAAGGGTTATCCTCTAAACAAAAGTTCCAATGAACTAAGTCTAATCCTGGTTTATCAATATAGTCTTTCTTAAGCCAATGAGCTGGCCCTTCAGGATTGCATGTCGCTAGTAGTTTCGCTCCTGGTACTCTCAGTCTCGACTCCAGCATCTTCCAAAATGGTTCTGGGAGGTTCGTCGCTTCGTCTACGTATGCTAATGCCAAAGTTGAGCCCTGGATCGTTGACACCGCCGATACATCGGGAGCACCCACAAACCAAATATCTCTCCCATATAGTTTCGTTAGTTGTGCTTTTTCCGTCGGACATGGAAACCCCAATTGCCTATATAAGTGCGTTAAAATGTTACGTTGTATAGACGTTCGATTGACGCCAATAATCATAGCGTCTCCCTTCGGTCCATGTTTTAAATCATAGATCAATCTTTCTAAGCTAGAAAATGTCTTTCCTGAAGAGACGGCACCTACCCAAATATTAAATCGATGTGTAGCCTCAGCAAAACTCTTATTCTGTTTGGGGCTGGTTACCATTTAATTTTTCCCTTATCCCTTCTATTTCAGCCCTAAGAATCATATTTTCATGTCTTAAATCAATTAAATCTTCAAATGGGGATGTCTTTACTTCATCTTTACCTTGACCAAGTCTTTCACGTCCCAAAAGAGTAAGCATATTAGTATTTCCAGACAACGCTTTCATGTATTGAGTGAATTTTAAATTTCCATCGCCCGCACTGTATAAACTAGCCGTATTATCGGCAAATCGTTTTTTATATTGTTGTCTATATCTTCGATAAAAAGTATCACTATCAATTCTAAGTGCACCTGCAATTTCAATACCCGAACATCCTGATTCCATTCTCTTTTCTACAATTTCCCAATTTATTTCTCTTTTTTGGCGAGGCATCAGATATATCCCATCATCTTAAAACAACCCAAAAATTTATAATATTCGAAAGAATCTTGAAAACTTTTTCCATATTTCTTTTTGAATCTTAAATAGAAAACATCCTCGTCAATACGAAAAAAATTAGCAATTTCAAGGCCATTGCATCCAGCCTCCATCATTTTCTCTATAATTTCCCAATTTATTTTTTTATTTGGTCTAGCCATTGAATAAATTCCTCTAACTTCTATGATGTGTTATAAAAATATATACAACATATAAGAAAGAAATTCAAGTAATTATGTGACAATATGTAAGTGAGGTAAGTAGAAAGAATATGAAAATCTACGAATCAATAGGTTCTATTTTAGAGAATTCCACCATGTCTAAATCCTCACAAATTTTGACGATTCCTTTAGGCGTGCCATCAGGATTTTTTTTCCATACCTTTTTGATCATAGGAATGGTATATATATATTGAAGTACATATGTTTCATTGATATTTAAGTTTTTTTCATCCTCTGAATCAAAAGTGTGAGAAAAAACCTGTTTGTTTCCTGAAGGAAATTTAGTGCGCATTTTAAAATGCCAAATTCCTTTTTCATCTGTCCAAATTATAGCCATTATTGCAGCGCAATAGTCTTCTGGTAATGGAGGAAAACAACCCAACATTTCTTTATAAACAGTTGAATGATCTGCTTGAGCAAAAAGAACTCCCTTATAATCGTAATCTTCTCTTGATAGATCAAATATAACTTCATCTTTGTTTTTCTTTGTCATTAAATGATTTTTCCTTATCTAAATTTTGACAGACTCTCTGTAAGTACCATATAGCTTTGTTCAGATCTTTAAGTTTGTCGTCTTTTTTACCAGCCCTTAAAATATATTTAATCGCGTTTCCGAGGTGAAAGTCTAAATTATAATCTTCAATAATGTCAATCGCTTCATATTTTTTACCTTGGTAATATGTGGGATGATCTACTGTTGAGGTTATAGAAAAAGTTTCGAGAGGCTCAATCTTAATGGAGTCAATATCTATTGTATGATTCATTTTCTAGCCTTTTATATAAGTTTTTGAAATGCATCTTTATATAGCAAAGTTTAGCTGCATGAAATTCTGCTATCTTTGACATTAAATATGCGGTACGAATTAATCGTATAGTTTGCTCGTCTTCTTCTCCGATTGCTTCTTTAACCCAATCATTATCTTCATCTACTTCATACAATTCAAGAAGTGGTATGATATCCCTTAGGAAAGATGCAAGTTTTTCTATATCCCAAAATTCTAAGAAGTTGTTGATTTCTTCTTCGATTGTTTGTTTTTTTCCCATGTCTCTTTTTCAATTATGAGTTGATCTATCATTTTTTTGCATTCATCTATGCAATATTGGACATTTCTATAAGTAGGATTGAATATATTAAAATTCTCGTATCCTTTAGGAATTGGATAAAGTTCTAGTCTACATTTTTTTCTTATAAGTTCCATTGAAGGAATATAATCACCCGAATGTGCACAGTCAAATCCTATTAGATGTTCTTCATAAGCTTCGTTGAAAGTAATTCCAAAATGACAATCAATATCTATATTTTCCTTTTTGAATAAAGGATGATCGTCAGGAATTACCACATAACCACAAAGATGACCTCCAAAATATGTTTCTTCTTTAGCGAAAGGTTCTTGCTTACTTATCCTTTCTACAAGAGCTTTATATCCTCGGTATTCTATCTCCAAAGAATCAGGTTCCTCTATCCATTCACCATATCCAAACCATTTCAACTTCTGATCGCTAGTCCAATAATGTATTTTTTTCTTTATTTTTTCACTTTTCATAATCGAGATTAATTACCTTAAAACTGACTGGTTTATGACCTAATATATTTGTGTAAGATCTAACAACGACACCTTCTCTTGGTTTTCCATTATTAGAGTAATTTCCTTCTCCTAAAAGTTCTACATCATCACAAGAAAAACAAGAATTAACTTTTACAGTCTTAACCATAGGAAAATTTAAAATTAAAGATATACCGCATAATTCCAGGTATTCTAGATAACGTTGTTCTTCAATATTGTATGCAGAGAAAAGAAGTCCGTGCATATCTTTTAATCCCATAGGATTTCCCTGTATTTTGGGTCCGCAGGTTTCCCATTGTATTGCAATTCCTTCAGGTAGCAACTCCTCTAATTTGTGTCTTATAGCTATCTGCCAATATCCATTGTTTTCATCTCGTTCAAGTTCCCAATTTCTACTGCATACTCCAAATTTTCCCTTATATTTATATGCTGTGCTGCTGCTTCCGTCTACTTTTTCTGTTATATAATAAGGCTTACCTATAAGTTTCTCTATTCCTTCTTGACCTTCTGAATTCTGATAATTAGGCTCATCTGTTTTAGGTATGAATGAAGGAAACGGACCTTTAGCTTTTCCTTGTAGATTA